GTTGTCAGCTACAAAAAAGATAGAAAGCATACCACTAGAAATAGCAAAAGGTATGAACTTTGAAAATTCTTTTGTTATAGTTGACGAAGCTGAGAACTGTGACTATAGTCAATTATCTATGATTTTGTGTCGTATTTGTAGTGGGTCTAAGATAATAATAAACGGAGATGAAAAACAAACTGACTTAAAGCAATGCGATTTTGCGTCAGTGTTTAAAAAACTAAAAGGTCTATACGGAGTAGCAACTGTTGAGCTTTGCAATGCAGATATTGTTAGAAGCGGAATGATTGCTAAAATATTACAAAGACTGGAAAACTAAAGGAGAAAAAATTGCCTCTTTACGATTTTGAATGCGAGCCTTGCGTATATTATACAGAAATAAGACAGGGCGTGGATGAACCATCCGTTCATACATGCCCTTTTTGTAAACAAGAAACTCTTAAAAAAGTATTCATTAATGCGCCACCTGTCATAGTTAGGGGCGAAGCTACAACAATTGGACAAGTTATTGATAGAAATACTAAAAGTCTTGGCAAATACGAAAGAGAATCACTTAATAAGAAAAATAATGTAGCACAGAAAAAAGAGTTTGACGAAAAAAGACAACTTAATCGTAAGATTAACTCTATGACAGAAAAAGAAAAGATTAAGTGGATTAAAGAGGGCGATTGATGAATATAGATAGCGAAGCAGATAAAGATCTACCAAGAAGACTTTATCCTCATCATGCTACAATAACCTTAAAAATAGATATTAGAAAAATAAATCACGATGGTAGCCTAGATCCAGAGATTATCGGAAACAATCTACTTGGAGAATACGGAATATCTAACAAGGCTATTATTTGCACATCTGGAACTTCAGAAGCGGATTGTATAAAAAACGTAATCAAAATGTTGGAGAAACTAAATGGCTAGATGGGAAAATGAAGATGTTTCACACTTAAATTTACCAGAACCGGAAATTGAAGAATTTAAATTTTACGGCTTGCAAGGACTCATAGTACATGACGATAATAAGGCGTTGGCTATGACTGTCGAATCAACAGGCAGTAGCACTAAATACTATATAAAGTTTACTAGAGGAGAATTGGTAGATCCCTATACAATTGATAGTAACTTTAAGATAAATAAAAATATTAAATATAAAAAGGTTTCAGAAAAATCATTCAATGAGTACTTGAGATACTTAAAAACTAAGAACAGGTTGTACTTTACAAAATCTAGAAGACTTGCAATGGAGAACTAAATGAAAACCGGAAGACTTTCAAAAAAGGAAAAAGAATTTATTGATCAAAACCCAGAGATGGAACTTGTAGAGATAGCGGAAGCTTTAGATAGATCTAGAGAAGTTATTGTAACATACAAAAGATCAAAACCAAGAAAAAGAAAAACCGTGAAATCAAAAGAAAAAAATACTGAAAACAATATTACGCCAATAACAACATCAACAGTAAAAGAAGAAGTAAAGCCTTCGATGGCTGGCGAACTCATAGCAAGAAATAAAAGACTGGGTGTTGTTGTGATGACCGAATCAGCGTCTCAACATAGTGATCAAAATAGAAAAAAGCCAAGCCCGCCATCAAGATACAGAGGAATGATTCATAAAATAAAGGAAGACTAATATGATATGTACTAAAAAGGATGGATATCTTAGAAAGCTTATTAATAGCGATCTTATGATTAGTTGGATGGCTACACTTAGCAGTGGTCTTACTGTATTTGGAGACTACGACAGACCAGAAATGGACAATCCATGGTATAGATTAAGAGACTACTGCAAAGAGACAGGGGATACCATCAATAAAATTGAACTATATATGTTTGGTGCAGAAAGTATGGTTTTTTTTGAAGATCAAAACGGCCTTGATGGAATTTTCGTAATGAGAGGAATAGCCAAGGATCAAGCCATGGACGGCAGTCATTCTAGATCTTTTCAAACTTTGACAGTCGGTGTTTTAAGTGAGGATTGCTCTTATGTGGATGTAGCGAAATATACTTGGCCGCATAATGATTTTGAAAAAGGTAGCTCTAGAAGAGTATTGACAGAAGAAAACTTGAAATATATGATTTTTAAAAATGGATCAAAAAAACTCGAACATCCAGAAGTACAAAAGCATCTCAACGGGACAGCCGTGTAATGCGGCGCAGTACGCTGCTGAACTGGTATGTATTAGAAAAAGAGAGAAAGAAAATAAAGGAAATCTAGAGTTTAAATTCTGGAACAAATCACAAAAACAAGAATACGAAACCCAAATACGAGCGGCTTGGAATTTAATTGATAAATTTGATGAAAAGTCCCTTATTCGTTATCTTAATAGCCCTAGCGGAAACAATGTTTATGCGCTAGGGTTTTTACATAAATCAAAGAAATTTGTTCTGCTTTTATCTTTTGTAGAAGCTGGTGTCAAGAAAACCTTTGAAGAACTGAAAGAACAAGAAAAGATTGAAAAGAAAGTAATAGAGATAGAAAAAGTTGACACCTTTAATAGAAAAAGTAGACCAGTTAATAATAAGTTTTCAAAACTAAGGAAGATAGATGAAAAAAACAGCAGCAAAGAATGATCTACCAAAATACCTAGAATGCCATATTAAGGAATATGGTAAAATAATGTCGTCGGGAATAGAGATTTTAAATGAGAAGAAAGATTATAAAATGTTTTCAGTTGGGCCTATTCTAGACATAGCTCTTGGGGGCGGCGTTAAGGAAGGGTCTTGGGTTATTCTTACAGGAGATCCAAAGTCAGGCAAAAGCACTACATCTCTACAAATGGCTGCAAACGCGCAAAGAGATGGAAGAAAAGTAATTTACTTAGATGTTGAAGGTCGCTTAAAAGAAATGAACTTTGATATAGATGGTTTAGATCCTGAGCAAATGACAATCATTGCGCCAGAAGATAAGCCTCTTCCAGCAGAAGTGTTTCTAGATGTTGGTTATAAATTAATGACTGATCCAGAGTATCATGGAGCATTAATGATTATAGATTCTCTATCTTCGCTGATCCCAGAAAAAGAACTAACCGGAGACATGACGCCAGGAAGAGCTGGACTTCCTAAACTTTTATCTATCTTTACAAAAAAGATGGGACAGGTTCTTCCAAGGCAAAGGGGCGTTATCATATGTATTACTCACTATATAGCTAATACGTCTGGCTACGGGGCCGCTAAGATGGCGGATGGTGGTAATAAGATACAATATCAGGCAGATACTAGATTGGAAGTAAGAAGCAATGGTGCTAAGGTGCCAGCAGTTGCTCCATGGGTAGACGCCAACGGTGAACAAATAGGTCAAATAGTAAACTGGAAAATATTATGCTCTTCTGTTGGACCTCCTGGAGGAAATGCTCAAAGCTATATAAGATACGGTCATGGTATTGACAAATGCCAAGAATACTTGATACTTGGGCAGGATCTTGGACTAATTGAAAAAAGTTCAGCATGGATTAAGTTTGTTTACTTGGTCAATGAAAAAGATTTTCTAAAGGAAGTATTTGAAGACCTAGAAGTTGAAGACGAAGAGAAGTGTCTTAAAAAACTAAATTTCCAAGGCGAAGCAAAAGCCTATGACTTTCTAAAGTCTAATCCAAAAGCCCTAGAAATACTGGAAAAAACAATAAAAGAAATGCTATGAAGGTAATAGGACTAGATGGCAAAGAGCATTCATGGAACCCAATTTCAAAAGAGGCAAAGTCTTCAAAAAGATCAAAACCTCATGAAAAAGTAAAAGAGCTACTTGAATCTATTTTTCCTTATGATAGAATAGTAGAAGAGGTATCTCTACCTGGAACCAAGCATCAGCATAGAAAGAGTACTCTGCGGGCAGACTTCTTTTTACCAAACAGAAACCTAATAGTGGAAATTCATGGAGAACAGCACTATACATTTAATAGGTTTTTCTTTAAAAACAAGCTAGAATTTTTTAGAGCGCAGGCTAGAGATAGAGATAAAAAAGAATGGTGTAGATTAAACGATATAACATTAATAGAATTAAAACACGATGAGGATATAGATGAATGGCGAAAAAAGATTGAATGAATTTCTTTCATCTATAGATGAATGGATAGATTGTCATAACATTGCAAAAATTGAAAAGAATGAAAACATAGAACATATACTTAATTTAAAGTACGACGACATCACAGCATTAACAGAAGAGCAATGCTTTGGTTATTCATACGAACTTTACGCTCATTCAGAATATATAGAAAGAATAAAAGAAAGAGAAAAATCTATTTTAGAGTGGGCTGATTCTAGTATCTGGTACATAATATGTAGCGCAGTTAATCAGTATGGCGATAAGTATACGAAATGGCAGGAGAAGTATTTCTTAGCCGTAAAAGAAAACCCATTGGCATCTGATATCTTAAAAGTAAAAAATCATGCGCAGGCTAGAATAAATTCTATATCTAATTATTCAGACAATCTTAAAAAGATGGCAGAACTACTTAACAATATAGCAAAAAGGAAAACCCAATGGCACTAGATAAGATCAAAGATTTGATAAAAGAGGTTATAAAGACTGGCGATGAAGATCTGATCGAGCTAGCTACAGCTCTTTTAAAAAATACGAATACAGAAACTAAGCCAGATAAACCAAGGGTTAATACGGCTACGGCGAATAAACCAGCGATTAAAAGTGATAAATATCAAGATTTCACATCTGAAATTAAAACAACAGACAATCCTGGAAGAAGTATTCCTGTAAATCAGACCAAGCGATTTAACACTTTTGTTGATGATAGGACAGAGGCTATTGGAGAGGAGTTTAAAACACCAGAAATTCAACCAACAGAGCGAAAAAGAGAGCCAACTAAAAAAGTAGATCAAGAATGTAAGAAATGCGGCAAGGTAACAAAAGTTCATCCAACTCATAAAAGAGAATGGTTTTACTGTGAAAAATGCTTAGGGTCAATGGGGAGACTGTAGAAGGTGTCAAAGCTTCAAGATTTAGCATCAGAAAGAGCCGTACTGGCTGGCTTGTGTCAGTACGGTCTTGATTACTATCTAGATGTAGATTTTATTAATTCTGAAGATTTCACCGATGATATAAATAAACTGCTATTTGACTGTATATACAAAACAGTATCTGAAAACAACAAGGTCGAACTATCTGCGATTCTATCTGCTGCTAATAGCCTTGGCGTAAGCGAAGTATTAAACACAAAAGAAGAAATATCTTTTATTAGATCTTTGTTTAACTTTCCAATAGATAGAAGTAATGCGTCTATTTATGCGGCGAAGATAGCAAAATTAAAATTAGCAAGACAGTTAAAAAATGTACTAACCCTATGTCAAAAAGATATAAATTCCATTACGGGCGAAGAAGATGTAATGGAAATGATATCCAAGATAGAAAATCCAATACTTGATGCCACCTCTAAGATATATCAAAACTCGAACAATAAGACAGAGATTATTGGCGAGGAAGTAAATGAATATATAGACTATCTTCAAGAAAACATTACTGACATTGTTGGTATTCCAACCGGCTTTACTAGATACGACGCAGCCATAGGAGGCGGCCTACGAAGAAAATCTGTAGACCTAATATCAGCTAGACCAAAAGTCGGTAAGTCGGTTTTTGGAGACTCCGTAGCTGTGAACATAGCATCCAGAGGTATTCCGGTATTAATGCTAGATACGGAAATGTCAAAGGAAGATCACCTAAACAGAATATTAGCAAGTATTAGCGGCGTTTCAATAAATAGAATAGCTACAGGCAAATTTAGTACTAGCGAAATAGAAAAAGAAAAAGTATTAACCGCTGCAAAAAAACTAGAAGAAATTCCATATCACTATATCAGTATAGCTGGGCAATCTTTTGAAAATATCCTGGCGATAATGAGGAAATGGA